TGTCTATTTGTAAGGCATAAGTTCCGCCACCTCGTGACGTTTCGCGACCTGTAAGGACAACACGGGTAGCATCAGCGTCCCATAGGAAAGACGCAGTTGTGCCAGTGTCTTCGTAGAAGGAGATGTCTCCGCCTGTACCAATACTAAGGCGGTTTTTCTGCGCGTTCTGCAAATAAAATGTAGGGAAAGAGACACTTGCTGAAACCCCAAGAGATACATTATTTCCAGACTCGTCTGTTTTGAACAAAACAACTGGATTGTTTGTACTTCCTTGTGAACCTATTGTTGCCGCAGTACCACTACCTGAACGCTTTATTGACGCTGTACCATCAACAGTCAGCCCATCCATCGTAGCTGTGCCAGTTACGTCAATGCCTGTGGAGGTGGTGGCGAACTTGGGCGAATTGTTATGGTATAAAGTGACCGCACCGCCAGAAGCAAAGTCAGCCTTTGTTGCTGTACCTGCGCTGTTCTTCAATAGGATGCTGTTATCTGCGAGGAGCTGTAAATCACCTGTCCCTGCATCACGAATAATACTCTGAGTACCACTGTGGTAAATCTGCAAATCAGACTCAGCACCGAAGATGGCTTTGTCGTTGTCACCGAAGGTTACATCGCCTGTGGTTGCAATACTTGTAGCAGACAGCGTAGTAAAAGCACCTGTGCTTGGCGTAGTAGCACCAATAGTCGTACCGTCAATCGTGCCTGAGTTGATATCGATGCCAGTGACAGGCGTTGTACCGTCAAGCAGGTTATCAATCTCATCGAAGTTGTCATTGACCTTGGTTCCCCAAGTATCCTCTGAAGCACCGACTTCTGGCTTGGTTAAGCCGTATGTAGTGGTAGTTGTATCAGCCATGTTTCACCTATGTATTAGTCCAAGAACCACCACTTGGCGGTACGTCTGTCCAAAGTTTACTTGAAGCCGCAATCTGCGACCATTCTTCATCACCCTTAGCAACATTAGACCATACGTATGATCCTATCGCTATGTCCTGCCAAGGTTCATTATCCTTATCCACTGGCTCATATTTAAAGTAGCCTGTTGCCAAGAACGTAGCCACTGCATCACCCGTAGAATCACCGTGCTGAACCCTGTTACAAGTAGCGACCACACTCAGCGTAGCATCCGACTGCGCTGCAGCACCCGCAGTGATAAACCCAGAGGCATCAAATGCGCTCTGTGAGCTTATTTCAGACTCACCCAATGCGATTCTATGGCCTGCAGATGTAGTGCTTGCTGAGGCTGATATAGAGCCTTCTGCGCCTGCTGTAATAAAGCCAGTAGATGAGAAAGTCGATGCACCTGCAGATGTAGCCGCACCCTGATAGATCTTTTCAGAGTCTGCTGATGTGGATGCAGTAGATGATACTGCCGCAGATGATTGGTATATCTGCTCAGAGCTTGCAGATGTACTTGATACCGCACTACAGGTAGCCGAAGCCTGCTGTATCCGCTCAGCGCTCGATACGATACCTGCTGTAGTTATGACTGTGGAGATGCCTTCCGTAATGGAACCATCTAAGCCATAGACCCTTACACCGTATGTACCTGTACCGTAACCTGTGCGGTATTCAGCCATCTGTTAGTCCAGAGTAATATCTAGATCGCCTGCTGGAATACGGAACACATCCCCTGTGGCGATAGTCTTAGATGCAGTCAGTGCCGCATACGCAAGCATATTGCCAGCAGATACAGCATCCCATACAGCAACGTGAGTCACAGTACCGTAGTCTGCCGTAGCAGTTGCGTACTCAATTGCTGCAGTAGTAGTAGCTGTATTGCCAGTCACAGAGAACGTAGCAGTCTGACGGGCATAAGCAGTGCCTACAGTAGTCACCTCAGTGCCAGATGCATCTTCATCAGGGTTGGCTGTATGTAGAGATACGTACACTGCAGATGGCGATGTGTAAGCGTTATTGGCGAAAACGTGATCAAGTAGCTCAGTTTCTAAGTAGTTGCTGAATGACATTAGTAAGATCCTATTTTAAGTTTCAAGCCAGTGCCGCTAACTGTAGCCCTACGCGCTGACGCATTAAGTTTATCCAGTCTGCTCTGATATAGAGCACCAAATGATGCCAGACGCTCATCATCCCGCAGGTAAGTAGTAGTCTCTACCAGACAAGCATACAGGTATAGATCAGGCGCTTCAGTCAGCAACCAGTTAGTTGTATTGCTATCTGATAGTGCCTCGATCTGCTGCAAGTATAGTAGCTCGATGTCATACGTTGCATCAGGCGAAGGATACACCTCAACCTCACCCGCTATGTGAGCATAGTACAGAGGCTTGCCAGCTACGTTATCACCCTTGAAGCGAGAATCCTGCAGTTCATCACGAGACATTAGGTTAAGCGCATAAGGCACAGTGTCATTAACTGTTACGCGTACTGTCTCAATCCAATCTGTCGGTAGTGTCAGATACTGATCATCTAGCTCGGCAGTAGAGCGCTGCTCCATCTTCCAGTGGCGTACATCACGGTTTAGCTGAGCCTCAGCCATAGAGATGAACGTAGGTAAGATCGATGTCAGATCATCCCTGTTCAAGAAGTCTGCAATAGCTGTCTGAAGCTCTGCATATGTTGATATAGCCATTACTTTAGATCCTCTTCTGTTAGACCCAGTATACCCAATAATCCAGCCGCTGCTGTAGGAGCTATGCGCGAGCCTAGAATGCTGCTACCCGTGTACTCTGGGTCGAAGGCTGCATTAACTGATCTAACATTGGCAGGATCAAAAACAACTCGCTCTTTACCAAACTGCATACCAGTAAAGCCTTTAGACTTAAGTATGTCCTGAATAGCCCTCCAGTGAGGCCCACTGCCCATCGGCCTTTCACCCATTGGAAGCCCTAGAACCTGCTTCTCTGCATCTATAACATCTTGCTTAGATGCAATCTTTCCTAAAGACAGCAACCCATAAGCAGCAGGATTCTCTTTGCCCTGTATATACCTATCGCCATAAGTGTTATCAGTTGATGAGTAAACACCAGCACCATGCTTAGATGGTCTAGGTGGATCAGGAAGCATGAACTCTGTTATGTCAGGCGCACCGTAGTGCGTTGTCTCAACCATGTCTGACATCTGTCTAGCTCTAGCAAACCTAGATGCTTCATCCATAGGAAGCTGACCAGTAGCAATCTTGCGAGCTACAGACTCTGGGTAGCCCTTCTTAGCTAGCTTGCCGACTAAACTTAATAATCCTGCCATTAGAGTAATGCATCCAGTATTGAGGTGCCGCTATTCACAACACCTGTTTTACGACTCTGCCCAACATCGAGTAGACCCCTAACAATCTCATCTACAACAGTAGGCACTGCAAGACTGTAATCACCTGATACTACATTGCGCTTAACTGGTGCTAGATCACCATAGTTGTAGACATCTGGCTTGCGATCCATGAACTCGTTGTACTGTCCCATCAGGTTATCAAGTTCTTGCTGAGCCTGCTGCTGCTGCATCTCTTCTAGGCTCATACCACCAGCAAGCGCTCCCAGTAATGATGGGGAACTAATAACGCCAGCATTCTGCAATCGCTTCAGTACAGCCTCATCAATAATACCGCCTTGAGGACGCATCTGCAGTGCGCGCAGGTCAGCCTGTGTTGGATTCATAGGATCTGCTACATTGCGAACCTGATCCTTACCCTGACGCATCTTAAGGCTCTGTGGATCTAACAGGTACGCTGGGATGTCTTCTTTCAGTCTGCCCTGTGGCTGACCTGAGATGTAGAACGGATATGATGGATGCTGGCGGTTTACACCGATTTCCTTTGTTGAGTCTATCGTACCAACATTCTGCAGACCGCCTTCTCTAGCATTGATCTGCGTAGGATCTGCAATTGCCAGCCTAGCCTCACCAATACTTAAGCCACCCTCATTACGGAAGTCTCGATCAAGCATCTGCTTAACGCTCTTGCGCACCTTATCAGGCGCCTTCTCGAACTGCTTGAGTGATTCAGGTTTATCGATACCAGACCACTTAGGTATCAGCTCACGCATCTTAGAATCTAGCTCTTTGCGCTGCGACTTGCTCATATTGCTGCGAGCATATGTCAGCATAGTTTCACCAGTCATCGATGCAAAGTCAGATCCAGAAGGAGCCATACGCCAAGGCATCAGCAGAGCATCCTGACCAGTATCACCTTTCAAGTTCTGATTGAGACGCATGATCTGGTTGAGCGGCCCCTTAGCAGATGCCCATATATGATCTTGGTTGTTGAACATATAGTCCTGACCACCAAGCAAATCTACAGGTCGATCAAGAGGAACACCGTTAATATCTGTAAGATATCCACCTGCTGCAGTGCGATCAGACATCGTAGTGATAAATGGCTTACCTTCAAAGTCTACAATAGAAACCTCTGGAGGCTGCTCACCATACTTCTCAACACCAGTCTCTAGGTTGCGAAGCCGATCCTGCTCAAGCTTACGAGCATCGTAGCGAGGATCAAAGTTATCACCTATGCGAGTTAGTGCATCCCATAAGCTGCGAGCCTTAGCCATCAAGCTACCCCTTTCAAATTACGTTTAAGCGCGCCACCTTTCCAGCTACCGCGTTCTCTATATCCAACGGCAAGATAGCGGAATGAGTCTGCTGGATGGCTCGACCAATCATGCTCTGGCCTGCCTTTCCATGTCATTCGCTGGTCATCGTATTCTCTGTGGTAAGCTCGGAGTGCTTCTATGAGGTGATCGCACTTCTCGGCATCAAACCAGCACAGAGGTAACATTGACCTGACTGCCTGTATGCCATCGTCTACTTGAAGTTGAGGTGCGATGGTAATTGGAGTTACTCCTAACGATTGTAGCGTCTCATAGCGAGACTTACCAGTTCCCAGCTCCTTCACCCTAACGTCATGCGGAAGTATGTGCTGATCGTATCTGTAGCCCTTCTCCTGCAGCACCCTAGCGTAGTGATCCAGACCGACACCAGAGTTCTCGTAGTAATCGATAATGCGAACCTCAGCACCCACAAACTGAGCAAAGGTGATCGATGTACTATCACCTATACCTAAGTCCCATGCAGTTACTACTGGCAGGCGTGGATCATACGGTACTGTACCGATGCGGCCCTGATCACGAGCATCACGTAGCTCGATGCTGTAAAAAGCACCATCGTGGTGAGTTAGGAATGCACCGCCCCATATCCAGTCGTAGGAATCAGGACGCTTCTGGAAGTCGTTAAGGCGCTCTACATTGAGCACCTCTGGAAAGAATGGATTGTCCTGCCAGTTGATCTCTACGATCTTGCAGTTCTCTGGCGGATCTTCTCGGAATCGTTTATGTGTGGCTGACAGCTTGGACTCAGGGTTATAGCTCACCCATATTTCTGACCCTTCCTCACGCACCGAAGGAAGCAGCTTAGCCCAAGCCATCTCGGATACTGTCTCAGCTTCATCTACCCAACACAATACCAGTCGAGCCTTAGACTTGATCGAGTCTAGGTTACGCCTCAGACCCGCAAAGGCATAGTTAATCTTGCCATCTTTAGAGCGGATATAGTTCTGACCGATCTCGTAGTATTCAGCCAGCCAATCGACTGACATGATCGCGCCCTTGACCTCCTCGAAGGATGAATCAGACAGCGAGTTCATAAACTCACGAGCACATAGGATAGTGCCAGACTCACCACTCATGCCGAGCTTGTAGCCATACACTGCAGTCATCAGGGCAAAACTTCTGGTCTTACCTGACCCCCTACCTCCATGAGCTATTCGGTAGCGCGCCTCACCCGCAAAGAGCTGTGCCATCTTCTTTGGCAGTTCAATCTTTGCTGTCGTCATCGATGCCTACCACTTGGATTGCTACTGGCATGATACTGCCATCAGATGATGTGAGATCCTGCTTGACCTCAGTGGGCATGATCTTGACCCAGAGCGCATAGAAGTCTCTTGGGTTTTCCCTGCCGAACTCGACTAGGCTCTTAACACCGCCTAGCTCTTCAAATGCTTCAACAAGCGCCTGCTTAACGCTCGCTGTGGTCTTATTGATAGACCCCTTCTTCCTGCCTCCAGTCTTCTTACCTAGTGCCATATCTATATACCTCTATTTTAGATCAGTGTTAGTGGTTACTAACGTCCCGATAGATTTAAGTATACAGCAGAAACAAAAAAAGCGACAAATGCCGCTCCTCTACTTAATTTTCACCTCTAGCCATCTTAGATAGCTGTGCGAGAACTTCTCTGTGGTGCTCCTCCCATCGTAATCGCTCACCTGATGGTTCACCTTTACGTCTAGGATACTCCAGCTTCCTTGCTGCGAGTAGCGCCTTCATTGTTGTTGTTGGTAGCGCCTTAAAGTCATCCATGTAAGTTCCTTAGTCAATGCTCAGTGGGCATAGGCTGACTGAGGATATGGTTAGTATCACACCGTTGCTGTAGTAGCAGTATCTATTCATACCGCTTGTTGACTGACCGTTAAGGAAGCCAGTGATTGCTAGTGCGTTAGTTGATGCGAGTGCCGCTGTAAGCGCGACTGCTGTGAGTAGGCTTTTCATCCTAGTACTCCTTCTAAGTAAGCTGCGAACATTAGACAGCCTATAATGACTGTCGCTGCGTACCATACGCTATCTGTTTTACTCATTGCTGTTCTCCTGCTAATCGTTGCTCGATGCCTTCCATACGCGCCTTAGCTAATTTCACCCTGCGCTGATCAGCCAAGCTCATATCGTTAAAAGACACCTTCTCAGCCATTGCTACTACCAGTGCGTCCTGAGCGTACTTATCACGCATATCTTTAGTTACAGGCTGGCGCTGGTATTCGCTATCAGGTGGGAATAGCTCAGATCGATTTACACCAAGCGCATCAACCAGAGATAAGCCCGATGCTCCACAAACGAAACAGTAAGCACCGACAGAGCCATCGCTGCGTTCGCTGATCATCATGTTGAAGTCCTTACCATCGTGTACTGGGCATGGCGCTCTAAACTTCTTGCCGTACTTCTTATACTTCGGCAGTGCATTGAGGATTGCTTCAATCGCCATATCAGTCATCCATGTGCAGTATGTCGTGGCGAAGGTTAGCGAGACGCTTCTTAAGGGCAATGCGCTCATCTTCCAGATCATCAATGCGAACCTGAACCTGCATCTCTAGCTCTGGATCAGTGTATGTAGGCTCAGCGTATAGAGCATCTAGCTTGAACTCTATATTAGCCAGATCTTCTTCTAGCTTGTTAAGCAAACGATCAGCTTCTTTAAATTTACGGAAATGATTCATGACAGTGCCTCCAGAAGGGCGCTTATGCGCCCAGTACTGAATCAATAATTACGTCAACTTCCTGTGCGTACAGGTGTGCGTCTACTCGGATCACGATGTCACCGTCGCCTACGCGCAGTACGAACGCTTCAGCTTCTGAGTCGTAGTGGTAATCGCGCGTGTTGTCAGTAGTAGCGAAGTTGTAGAATTTCATGTCGTATCTCCTTGAGTTCATATTGTTCCGACACAGTTATAGTCCCACATCCATGTTGTAATGTAAACACTTTTCGTTCACTTATTTGATCTTTTTGCCCAAGCAATGTTTCTGCTCTTGATCCAGTTGAGCGTATCAGGTGTTGGCTGCACCATAGCCAGTGCTCGTTTGTTGCCATAGCCATACCAGCTACCAAAACGCTCCCTGTACTTATGATCTACCCAATGCTCTTTGTAATTCTTATTGTAAGCGTAGGCTTTCAGCTCAGCGTAGAAGCGGATCTTATCTTCCTTGCTGACCATTTTAGCTTCAGCCTTCTCTAGCTTCTGCAGCTCCTCCTCTTCCCATTCGAGCTGTACCTTCACAGGGATCTCATAACCACACGAGCAACGTAGTCCTGTGAACTGACGGTAGCACTGTGGGCAGTCGTGCATCCGTATCTCTTTCTCTTCCTGATCCTTTACCTGCTTACGCTCATCGTAATCTTTCTCACCATCATCCAGTGCGACAGGCATGATATCCTCAGCAAAACCAAAGCGACCTACGTTGCCAGCATGATCTAGGACAATAGCGTTCTCCTTACCATCTGCAGTACGCATGATGCGACCTATACGTTGAACGTAGGTGATGTATGACTTAGTAGGGAAGCAATCGATCAGACAGCTCGTGCTTGGACTATCCCAGCCAGTGTTCAACAGTCGTGAGCAAGACAGGATCAGGAACTCACCCTTATCATGTGCCTTCAGGATATCCTCACGCTCATCTACATCCATGTAGCCATCGATGTGTTCAGCAGCAATGCCTGCCTCTTGGAACTGGCGCACAAGTTCTTTGCTGTGTCTGATACTCGGAGAAAAGGCGACTGTCTGCCGACCTGCCGCATGCTTCTGCCAGTTAGAGATAATATCCCCTACCAGTGTAGTGTCTGACTCCACAGCATTAGCGAGATCGCGCTCATCGTAATCACGACCACCTGTAGGAATCGCTCGTGTCTTGACACCTTCGAGTGCGACCTTTCTACCACCATAGTAATCAACAGGACAGAGATACCCCCCAGCCAAGAGATCCCGAGGAGATATTGGAACAACCAGATCGTCATAGTACTTACCTAATCCTTTACTGAATGGCGTAGCCGACAGCCCGATAAATGGAATCGCGTTCAAAGACTCCATGATCTTAGTCAGATACTTGTAATGCGTATGGCACTCATCAACTATCGCGAAGTCCCAAGGGAATGACTGCATACCAAACTTCTCTAACCTGCGCGCCAGCGTCTGAGCTGATGCTATCTGTAACGGCTTAGAGTAATCAGTGCGCCAGTGATCACCCTGTATCACTCCGAACTCTAACCCCATTCCATCATAAGCCTCTAGCGTCTGCTCTATCAGCTTAATTCGATCACAGATGATTACTGCTCGCTTACCCTTTTTCACTGCCTCATTGAGTATGTAGGCTGCTGTGATGGTTTTGCCAAAGGAGCATGGCGCAGCAAGGATAGGACGTTTCTTACCAGACCGAAGAGATGCGCGAAGCATCTCAACGGCTGTGATCTGATGTGGGCGAAGATTCATTTTATACCTCGCGCATTTAACTCCATTGAGCAGTAGTGATACTCATCCCAATACTGTCCAGCTTTAGGATTACCAATCTCTTCACCAGCTTTCGCTGCAGCCAAAGCATCAGCCTGTACATACTTCAGAGAATCTACAGACATAGTTTTAACCTTTGCCATGTATTCAGTATGCCAGTTCATTAGTAAGCCTCCATAGTCATACGCTTAGCTTCCTCAGAGCCAACCATGCTCACAAGTGCCTGCCAGCTGTACTGATCGTTATTACGCATAACATCAACCACCAAGTAGGTAATGCGAGCCTTGTAAGCAAGAACATGCTGATCAAATTTAGGGATGCGGTAAGAAGGTGTGTATGACATGGTGTCTCTCCTAGTGATTTCATATTCGACAATGCAAAGATACGCTCACTGGATATGTGTGTCAACACTTTCTAATTACAATGATGGTGCGGCATCGTATTCAGCCAACCACTCTTCGACTTCAGCTGATGCTTTTTCGTAAATTGTCTTTAGCCTGCTGACGCTGTAGTGATTCATCTGCTCTACATCATGGCTATCGTTACGATCAGTGCGGCCACCTTGCTCAACCTTGTCTGGCTCCATTGCAGAGTCGAAGTAACAGATTCTGTCAGGGAAGCTAACAACTACAAGCGACTTAACCTGAAACATATCAGCAGCCATCTTTAGATCGTTTATCTTACGCTGAGATATCATGTAGGTGTCATACTCTTTACCCCTGCACTTGACCTCAACCAGAGCCTTAACGCCCTGATCTACAGTCAACATTGCGTCAGCGATACTTCGCTCAGGTAACATGATTGCGTCACAACCCCACTTGCAGCAAAGAATGCTCACAATGTTTGCTTCACGTTTCCTATCAGATGATGTTTCGTAGATGGGCATATCAACCTCGCTCAATCATATCTATGATTTCAGATGCCATCTTAGCGATAGCGTCCTTTTCTCTATTTGTCATAGCGTGTGACTGACGCTGAGACTCTATAACCCGTATCTGCTCAATGAGACTGCTCGCAAACAAATCTCTAACCTTATCAAACTCAGTCCGAGCCACCTGACTAGTATCCTTACGCTCTTTCTTACTTCTATTTTTACGCCCTTCTTCAAATCCACGCTTAGCATTATCGGTAATCACATTACCAACTACAGATTTCTTCCAGCCGCCTACAGGAGGCCATGAGATACCTAGCGCATTGAGCTGTTTAGCAGAGTAACCGCCATTATTAGAGTTAGCTTCCAGCCATTCAGTGGTGACCTTAAACATCATAATCTCCAGTTTCATCAGACAATATGGGTCTTTTGATAGGCTTAGGGTGATCCCATACCTACCAGCAGTAACAGTGTTTGATCTTGTTCTACTCACACCCTGTATCAGGAACCAATTCGCGGTATATGCAGGCTGGTCAACCCGATCCCGTACCAAGTACGCTTTATCACCACTAACCCTGTTTATCCCCGCCTATCAAAGGTCTGGCTTGAGCAGTCTTTCCCGTATGTGCTGAATAGCTCTTAGTACTATCCAGTCATAGGCTCTTTTGGCGCTAGGGCGAGACCCCCATTGCTGTTTTAAGTGGGCGCATACACTTACTGGCAGGACAAAAAGGGAGATCAAAACCCGATCTGCGTCTGTGGATAACTGCAAAAAGCTAATGGAAACAATGAGATGGGAGATTTATGTAGAATGGTCTTGAAAGTTTCTCAAGTAAGACTTTGAAAGTGTTTTCTCTTAGCCTTATAATGACCTTGGCGCTGTAAACGCTGGGTCTTATCTACACTGATATTGCTCATCAGTTTCCAGTGCTTGGGATTGCAGTCCCGCAGCGCCAGTTCCTCTAAACTACAAGCTTCATGCTTCATCGTCAACTAGATTTAGCCCAGCATCACGTAATCTTTCGATCAGATTAACCTTACGCTCCATGACAGCTCGCTTTGCAGCATGTTCTGCCAGTGCTCTGACGTTCTCTGCGCTCGACTTACCCTGCAGGTAATCGTCACAATCTTGGATGTTCTTCATTACGTGGCGTAGCTCTTGGTGTGTCATGCTGCTCATCTAAATAGCCTCTTATACAATCGTGCGCGTTTATTGAAGATTCGTTTAATTCGCTTTAGGTACTCGATATCAAAGCTCTTAAAGCTCTGGTCACACTCAAGCGCCTCCACTGACTGTAAACCAATCTTGTTTACCAGTCCAATCCTGTAGTCAGCCACGTTGCCTGACAGATACCTATTACACTTCTTACACTGCGAATGGCAGTTGAGAAGATGGAACCTCAGATGCCCTGCAGCTCCCCTTGATCGATAGTGTCCTGCATCAACTCCACCCCCGTACTGGTCGTCTGCAGTACAGCCGCAAGAGATACAGTAGTTACCATCTCGAACTCGAATATAAGCATTGAATGCTGCCTGAGCCTCTGTCATCCATTCTGAGCGTGTTTTGAGCTTTTCCTTGCGCTCTGCTAGTGATTTAGCTTGAGCCTTCTGTATGAGCTTCTGAGCGGTTTTAGAGCGTGTGTATGTAGTTAGACAGTCGAAGGAGCAAAAAGCTTTCAGGTGGGAGATTATAGCGTCTGAGGTATCGCACTTCTGGCGGCAGGTAGAGCAGCGCCTAGTCTTGCTTTGCATAGGTTATCCTGTGGCAGTGGTGGCACTTCACCCTATCGCCTAGCAAGGTGATATTAGTTGACCCGCAGGCTCTGCATCTAGTGCGTTGACTCATCAGGCTCTGGTTCCCCTTTAAGCATAGCTAAAGCAAAGTCACAGGTGCGATACATATCCTCTGCCAGCGACTCACGATCTAACCACTCTGGTCTATTCTCATATGTCTCATGGATGCGCTGCAGTGCAGCTATAGCCAGCTCTATCGCCTCGTACATAACCTCAGTCTGCTCGGACATATCCTCCAAGATAGCCTCAAGCTCCTTGATGTATGCCGAATCGCCTAGCTCAGATCGGCTGATCGTTTTTACTTCCATTGTTTAATCTTCTTGAGATACCAGATAGCTTTATCCAAGTCCTGATTAAAGTTACCTTTATGATGTGCTCGCCACAGATACTTGATCGCATTACCTCGGCAGAACGCTTCGAAGCCTTCCTCGCCAAGTGCTGATTCAATAGCATCAATACACTCAATCGTACCTTGATTATAGTGATCTGGATTCTCAACAGCTTTCTTATCATTCATCCCAAGCCCCAAGTTTTGTGAATATTCTACCCGCTTCGCTTTCGGTTAGCTCTTCACCTCTAGTGGAGGCGATCCAGCCAACACCACATAAATGATGCTCTGGCATCTGCTTAATCAGATTCGAGTGATGCACCTCAAACACAGGCGCTAGGTCAGCCTGATAGTACTTCGCAGGCGTGAATATCTGCTCAGACTTCATGTACTCCTCGCCTAGCTGATTCCTACCAAAAACTGATATGTAACAGGACCAGTTATGTGGGCGCGATGCTGAGGCTATCATCGCCTCTGATGGCTGGATAATACAGTCATGCTTGGTATCGACCATCACACAGCCTTTTAGATTATCCACGTAGCAGACAACGATATCTTTAAGCAGGTGGTCAGCCAGCCTGTTGAGCTGCTTCATCTTGTTATATTTTTTGCGAGTCTTAGCCATTATTATCCTCGAATATAAAAATAATGATCTCAGCAATAGCCCAACATAAAACGAGTCCGAGACCCAACTCTGCGAGTGTCATTACCATTTACCCGTTAAAGCCAGCTTCTTACCTTCAGTCCACTGATCTGTGAACACAGTAGGCTCACGCTTGCCGCGCTTACCTCGATACTCGATAGGGCCGCCCATCGTCTTACCCTGCCTGCGCATATGGTGCTCACTCACCTCATACTTCTCAGCGAGCTGCAGGATAGTCCAGCCAGCATCCACAAGATCCTGAACCTTGCCAGATGCTACATCCTCTTCTAAACGATCAAACCTGCGCTGGAAAAATGATTTAGCCCTCATACGTCACCTTCTTTTATGGCAAATTCTTTGTGTAAAAACTTTCTCAGTGCTTGAGCCATTTTTTCTGCATCTTCTTTTGTGTCATATCCACCCACCCTGACAATCTTCCCATCAAAGGTTACCTGTGCTCTGTATTTGCGGTTTGACTTGTACTCATAATCAACATAAACATTTTTACTAAACTTGGCGCCATGCTTACCCTTAGCATTCATTGAATTTTCAGAGCGAGTAGCAAGCCTTAAATTCTCAAGTCTGTTATCTAGCGTATTCCTGTTAATGTGATCAACAACATATCCTTCCTGTATGTCGCCATGCTTAAGTATCCACAGCGCCCTGTGATAACCAACGATGCACTTATCTGGCTCTGGAACCTTAAGCCACCTGTAGCCTTTGTTCAGCGAGCCAAGCACCCTTTGCGGCTTATCTGCTCCGCGATTGTTTTTTCTCTTGAAGATGCACCCATCAATAAGAACAAAATGCCTATTCAAAATTTCGTAATTCATACACAACCCTTCTTGATTCAACTCATTTATTATAATCAAGAATGGTTAAATATCATTCTCTTTTATGAAAATTCCATTTTCATTCAGGTAGCCCTTGCGATCCTTAATGTCATTCCAAGCAACCTGTAGACACTTTTTTATGTCTGTATCGATAAGATCAGCGATCATAATTAGAACAACAATACAGTCACCGATATCATCCAATGCGCGATCATGGCGACCCTTGGCGATGTTATCTGCCAGCTCGCCCATCTCAGACATCAGCTTAAGCACCTGAGTCTCTGGGCTACCATTAACAGTAATACCGCGATCCTCACCCCACTGTGCAATACGCATTGCCAGCTCTTCTAGTGTCATCTCACCAGTCATGCCATCCTGCTCCATTTCTAATTTAAAGCTCATCTGTTCATCCTCATTAGCTGCTCGTATTGCGAATCTTCTGGTCTAGGCAGCGTTAAACCAAAGCCAGCACACCA